CTTTATGACCCCACCCGATGGTATCGAATCCTTCGGTATCTTGATAAATTTTGTTTCTAAAACCTTCACTTAATTTAACTGATTTTGATAATTCTTCATAACTCATGCTATTTTATACCTTTTCTTTATCACACCCTGCAAAGTTTTTGCCTGTTTTGCATGCGTATTTGATGCTTTTTTTAAACCTTTAATTACTTTTTTTACTTTTTTCTTTTGTGCTTTCTTCATTTCTTTTTAAACATTCCTATTGCACTAGACCCTGCCTTTATGCCGAAGCTCGCTGAAATCGCAATGTAAAGTAGGTTGTGATAATACGACGGCAAATCCTGCAGTGCAATAAACCCTTGATGTATATGTTCTTGAAAAGGCGTGAATACTAAAACTGCTGGAAGTAGAAGGACAATTAAACTTACCTCATCTTTCCACGAGCCTTTCATTTGATCGACAGCACTTTGCTCCCATGCAACTTTACCCGCAATTTGATCTTCTTTAAGTTTCTGGGTTGCTTTTATTTCAGTTAATTTTAATTCTTGTTTTGCTTTCTTTGTTTCTACAAAACCCTTGACGCCATCAGCGACGACGCCAAGTAAAGG